TGAATCAAGAACGGTAGTTCAGGATTAAAAATGGTACGCAACTTAAAATTGTCTATGTCTTCCAGGGGCAAATACTCGTCCTTAGAAAAAACACTCCAAATTGGTGTGTGGCATCGAGCTACCTCCTCGGGGAAATTAGGGTCCGCAAGGAGTTCACTCTTTGTCTTAAAGCCCATCGATGAATAAGGTTTGCCGACCGAAGTAGACATATTTATATCATAAATGAGTGAAAAATTATTATCATGCTGATAATCAAACATGCGACGAGTATACTCGCCTGCGAAGTGCCATAAGGGATCATCCTCCGGAAAAGGGAGGCGAGCCTTATCGCATTTCTTTATTGAGTGTATGTAACGTTCCTCAGTATGAATCGCGCGCCTACATCCAACAAGAGGCTCCAAAGAGGTGTCTCCAGTTTCCTGAACATAAGCTTGGTAAATTGGATCGATGCTCGAAGCATCTATATCCTTAAAAGATCCAGACTTGAGGGCAGAACAAGTACCCATATTTTTCATGTTTTTAAATTGTATCGAACCTACAGCGTGGGGTTTCCAGTTCGCCTGCACCCGAGGGTGATATTGGCCCGAGGGCCGTTTCGACGAGATGGACTCTTTTGATAGGGGGAAAGTCAAAAACCCCCCACCTAAAAATCCAGCGGTGTAAGTTTATCAAAATGTGTATCGATAAATGAGAGAAAACAATTAAACGTATTAGCAGTAGCAACATGTATCCCAAGACAACGGTTTTGATTTCCAATAACGGGAGCTCCACATGTGCCCTCTTCTGAGTTATAATCCACAGCAGTGATTTCAGTCCCAAGTCCAATAACATTTCCAACACTCATATAAACCCCCGAAGGAGAATTATCGGTAATGTAAGTCATTTGAACCTGATGCTGATACTTCTTGCCGCGAATACATTCCACAGGATGTGCTTTGCCTAAACAAATAACACTAGGGTGCGTTGACAGTAGTAGATCTTCTCGTTTATGATCAGGATTTCTCATCAAGGCAAGCTCGGCGATAGTCCCAACCCAGGAAGAGGATTTGCCGACTAATGTTACATAGTCGTCTTTCTTCAATCCGTGTATAAAATGAGCTGGTATAGCTAAATACGTCTGATTGTTATACGCAATCAAAGATCCATTTCCTTCAAATTTCTCTCGATTCGCAGGGCGAAAGGGAAGAGATTTACCTTCATCGGGCTTTCCTCTATAAAATGTCAAAGATTTTGCCATTTCCATAGGACAAGTAATCAGCATAGTGTTAGCAAGCTTACACTCTGATTTCAAGTCTAAAGATAGTTCGACTTTCTTAGGTGCTTCAAAGGAAAAAACACCGGTCGATGCTTGCGCATTTTCCGATTGGATTTTCGATTTCTTTTTTAATTCGCGTTCTTCGTATGCTCTGTCCCGGCCAACCCATTTCAACTTATAATCTTCGAATTTTTCTTCCCACTGACGTGGTGTTTCTAATTTACGACCCCATATAGAGTTACCATAGAAGTCGTGATAATGTTTTAAAGTTGGAAAACGGGCTAAAGAAGGATCAAAAGGTTTTGCGTTTTTACCCGAAGGCTGAGACGCTACATCTTTCGATTCTTTTTTGACCAGTGTTGTATCTATCTCCACGGGGTTACAGCAATAAGCATTCCATTTCTTAACCTGTTCTTCTCTGGACAAGTTCTTAACAGAATCTAGTTTCCTAAAATCTGAAAATTTTCTCATCTTTCGTTTGTAGATAGGTTGAGGATCTACTTTAATGACAATAATGGGTTTTTCTTGATTTGTTCGTGGCTCTTCATCCACCACTCCTTGCTTTTGGGC